AAATCATTTAGACCTGACATTATTTTCATTGATTACCTTAATATTTGTGCTTCCTCTAGGTATCGGGGAGGCAGCAATGTTAATTCATATACGATTATTAAGTCTATTGCAGAAGAACTTAGAGGACTGGCTTGCGAAGCAAACGTCCCTATCGTATCTGCCACGCAGACCACTCGTAGCGGTTTTGGTAGTTCTGATCCAGAATTGACCGATACGAGTGAGTCTTTTGGTCTCACTGCTACTGCTGATCTTATGTTTGCCCTTATTTCTACTGAGGAGTTGGAATCCTTGGGACAGATACTTGTGAAGCAGTTGAAGAATCGTTATAACGATTTGAATATGAATAAGCGATTTGTTGTTGGTATTGACCGTGCCAAGATGCGTTTGTATGATTGTGAACAAGTTGCACAGGATGATCTCCTTGACAATAAACAGGAAGAGGAGTATAGTTATGCGGAAAAACCCAAGAAATCCTTTGACGGATTTAAATTCTGATGAAACTACGAAAGAGTGAACCTGCACTAGTGAAGTCGGATGCACCTCATTACTATGAGGTAAAGATTCCAAATCACCCCAACGGTGTACCTCAAATGCACGTTGGTAATATTAAAGATGCAGAAAGAATTCTTGAAATGTATCCTGATGCAACCATGACGAAGATCTATCTTCCTCATCCACCACAAACTGTAGAAGTACAGGCAACGTCTATTGAAGAACCTATTACACTTCCTACACTTAAAATTGAGGGTCAGGAGATCCCTATTCAACAAAATCTTCCCCAATCTGATCTTGAAAAACTTAAATTATGATCAACATTACTAAAGAAGAAACTAAAGAAGGAACACGATTCACCATGTCAAAAACTAAAATTGATCCCGATAAGTATATTGACTTTGTTCGTCAAACCACAAGTCAAGAAAGTCTTGATTGGCCAACTCTGTCTGCTCGACTGACTCATCTTGAGATGCATGATGAGGCAAATGTCACTCAACTTCTGACTGCTGCTCTTGGTATCAGTGCAGAGGCTGGTGAGTTTACTGAGGTCGTGAAGAAGATCTTCCTTCAAGGTAAACCATATACTAAAGAGAATGTCTTTCACATGAAACGTGAACTCGGTGACATCATGTGGTATCTTGCTCAGGCATGTATGGCACTCGACATTTCATTCGATGAGATTCTTGAGATGAACTATGAGAAGTTGAGTGCTCGTTACCCTGAAGGAGCATTCTCAGTTTACAAATCAGAGAATCGTGCGGAGGGAGACCTTTGATCAATCTTGAAATGAGTATGAATGACGCAGTTCTTTTGCGTCATACCCTTTTTATGTACACGAAAGATCACCCTGGTTTTTTCTCTGATGATGCTGTTCTAAAAATCAGAGAAATATCTCAACAGTTAGATAAAGAAATTGGGAAAGAATTTACCATTCAACAAAAGGAGGGAGACCTGTGATTAAACTAGAATTAGACGTAAGACAAGCAGCATCTATTCGTCAGGTGCTATATAAAGAACAGAGTATTTACACATACGATCCTAAATGTGTTCCTCCACGTATCGTTGACATTCGTGAAGTCATTGGTACACTAGATACACAGATTGAATCTGAGCTTGAAGAGGCTACAAAGGAGATTCAAAAACTTGAAGAAGAAACTGCACCAGACTACGGAGTTGGTAAATGACATACGACTTTTCTTTCGCACATTCACCAGAAGGTTTCGATAATCATATCGACAAATCTATTCGGGGTTACTCAAACCTTCTGGATGACACTGTATCGTTCTCTCGATACTTTGTGGAAGACAACACTAAAGTCGTAGATGTTGGATGTTCCACTGGCAAACTTACTAAGATGATTATTGGAAACAATCCAAATCGTCAACAGGCACAATATGTTGGTGTTGAATTGGCTGGTAGTTTCTTTGGTAATCTTGATAAGAGAGAGAAGGAAATTAAAAAAGAATATCCATGGGTATGTCTAGAATGGGTCAAGGGTGATGTCACCGACTATGAGTTCGATAATTGTTCTCTCGTGACTTCACTGTTCACTCTTCAGTTCATGCCAAAGACTACTCGTCAAGATACGATCAATAATATCTACGAGGGTTTGAATGAGGGTGGTGCATTTATCTTTGCAGAGAAGTTGATGTGTGAGAATGCGTTCTTCCAAGAACTGTTGACATTCAATCACTATGACTACAAACGTAAGTCTTTTACTCCAGAAGAGATCATGGATAAAGAAAGAGAACTTCGTGATATGTTGAAACCAAATACTTGGGAAGAACTTAAGTCTATGATATGGTGTGCTGGTTTCAAAGATTGTCAGATCTTCTGGAGAAACCATCAGTTTGTTGGAGTTATCGCAATTAAGTAATGTGTGGAATCGTTGGAGGATTTGACCTCCCACAAATCGAAAAAGGTCTCGATGCCATTGCTCATCGAGGACCAGACAATCAGGGAATCATTCAAACGGATAATGTCTATTTTGGACATGTCCGTTTGTCTATTATTGACACAAGTAGTGATTCCAATCAACCATTTGTCTATGGTAGAACTACCATGATCTTTAATGGTACGATCTGGAATTATAAGGAACTAAGAAAAAAACTCAATATCAAAACTAAAACTTCGGGTGATACTGAAGTTCTTTGTGCCATCTTAGATAAGTATGGTATCAAAGGTCTGAAGATGGTTGAGGGAATGTTTGCTATTGCATTCACTCAAGGTGATGGATCAATCACCATCGTCAGAGACAGACATGGTGAGGTACCTCTTCATTATTCTTTGACGAGTGGTCTGTTCCCATCGTTTAGTTTTTGTTCTGAGATCAAAGGTCTCCTCGCACTTGGTGAGAACGGACAGACCATTCGGATGTTAGATCCTGGTGGATTTATCACGGTTACATCAGATCACAGGGTTACCGAAGGACTGTGGTATAACATTTATGAACGTATCACTGACACATCATCCTGGAATCAACTTGAATCACAACTGTGTATCGGAGACAATATTGAACAGGGTTCATACGAGAGAACTGTGTCTGATGTACCTGTTGCTTGCCTCCTGTCTGGAGGTATTGACTCTGCAATTACCACACTCGTCGCATCACAACATATTCCTAATCTGGTTACATACACCGCAGTTCATGATGAGAACTCGAAAGATTTAAGGTCTGCCAGAGAAGTTGCTAAATATTTGGGAGTCGAACTGAGAGAGGTTAAAGTTTCTCCTCCATCAGTCGATGACATCAATGATGTAATCAATACTATTGAGATGCCTTACAAGGCACAAGTTGAAATCGGGTATCCGTGTGTTCAACTTGCCAGAAGAATTCATGAAGATGGATTCAAGGTAATTATGTCAGGTGAAGGGAGTGATGAACTCTGGGCATCCTATGGTATGAGTTATCATGGTATCAAAGATAAAGGTTGGACTAACTATCGAATTGAATTATTCGGATCACAACATCGGAAGAACTTTGCAAGATGTAATAAGATCTTCATGAAGTATGGGATCGAGTGTCGTCTCCCCTTTCTGAATACACAGTTGGTTGAAAACGCACTTGGTCTGAGTCAAGATAAAGTGTGGGATGGTAAGTCAAGACCCAAAGCAATCCTCCAAGAAGCTTTCAGAGGAGAACTTCCTGACAATATTATTGATAGAAAGAAGGTTGCTTTTCAAGATGGTATGGGTATTAAGTATTTGTACGAAGATGTTGTCGAAAATCCAAAAACATATTACACTACACAGTATAAGAATAAGTTCACATGAAATTACCATATAAATTACAAGACGTTTATGACGGTGAGGCCCAATCAAAGTTCACCGTGATCTCTACCTTTGCTGGTGGTGGAGGATCTTCTACAGGGTATCGACTCGCAGGTGCGAAGATTCTGTGTATCAATGAGTTTGTAGAAGAAGCCAGAAAGACATATGCTGCAAACTATCCATCAACACCGATTGTTCCTGATGATATCAAACAGTTGACTGGTGAAGACTTTCTCAATATCACAGGATTGAAACCAGGAGAACTTGATATTCTTGATGGATCACCACCATGTTCTGCATTCTCTGTTGCAGGATCTATGTGTCGTGGTGAGGGATCTAAACACTCTGATGGATGGGGTAAGACAAAGAACTATTCTGATGGTAAGAAAGTAGAGAATATCGAAGATTTGTTCTTTGAATTTATTCGTGTTGCCGAAGGTATTCAACCAAAAGTTATTGTTGCTGAGAACGTCAAAGGATTGACAATTGGTGAGGCAAAGACTTATTATGCTAAGATTACCAATGCCTTTGAGGATCTTGGTTATCTCGTCACATCAAAAGTGATGAAGTCATCTCACTACGGTGTAGGTCAGGCAAGAGAACGACTCATCTTTATTGCGGTTCGTCAAGACATTGCAGATAAGATTGGTTTGAATGTACTCACAGTATCTTCACTCTTTCCTCCTACATCATCTAAAGACACAACCATTGGTGATATTATTGATGGTGTAGAAAACGACCCCGAGAACATTCAGTCTCTGACTGAACATATGTTAAAGAGTGGTGTTTATCAAAGTGTCGTAAAGAAAATGCCAAAGAATCCTAAGAAAATTCTATCTGGTATGGACTATCACGAGAAAGGTCATTGTTTCAATACGAAGAGGGCATCATTCTATAAACCCTCTCCGACCTTGACAGCAAGTGGTGGTCTGATACACTGGAAAGAAGACAGGGTTCTCTCTGTTCCAGAACTTAAGCGCATTCAATCCCTCCCTGACGATTTCATTCTTACTGGCACTCACTCACAACAAACTGAAAGAGTTGGTAGAATGGTACCTCCCCTCATGATGAAGGCAATCGCCGAAAACATTTACAAAGAAGTTCTATCTAAATTATGAAACTACTTACTCTCGAAGACTATCAAAAGGCTGGTGAATCATTCTGGCCAAAGTATTGGTATGTTGCCAAAGAACTTGGTGAAGATGCCAAGCCAGAAGACATCCTTAAAGTCATGGAAACTCTTGGTGGAGTAGCACTCAAGGTTGCGCTTGAGGAAAAACTGACAGGACCATTTGGTTTCAATAAGAAAGAAGAATCGGATACATCAGAAGAATAAATATTCTAAAGAGAAAAATCAATATGCTCTCGACTCAATATCGGCTTCGGCTAGAGTTCATTTGCAAATGCATCGCAAATGGTGAAGAGGTTAAATTGGATGACATGATCTGGGCAGAGAAGTTATCAAAGGCTAATACAACTGCCCGAGAAATGTTAAAGAAAGCAAGAAGACAGTCCTCTCAAGATATTCAAGAGGGGACTATTGATGATTTTATGAATAGGATGGGTTTAGGTGACCCCGACCCATCCAACTTCAAAATGGGGTTCGATGGTGCCGATGAAATTATTGATTGGTTCCGACAAGATAAACCTGATGATTGGAGACAACGTGACTGAAACAACTGACGAGAACATCAAGAAACTAAACGCTGTCCTAGATATGGAATCAGACGCCGAGTTAATTGACGAAACGTTTTACGTTTGGGAGACTCGATTTGGTCTGTGGAGTACCATGACTCAAGAGGGACGGAAGATGTTGACTGGTCTCACAAAAGAGGCTGTTGTAGAAATGACACGTTGGCATCTCAAGTGTGAACAGGAAGGATGGTCAGAGGGATCTGTACGGGTCATCAATAATGGTATCGTTGGTGGTAAACTGTGAAGTTTGATTTGAGTATGGAGGATTACACCATCATCCTCAATTCACTTCACTATTATAAAAAGGTAGAGAAGTATCCCAACTTTGCCCACTTTAATGAGAAAAGAATCAATGCATTGAGGGATAAGATGGCATATCAATTGATCTGGAAACAGGAAGAGACATAAATAAAGATAAGAAAAAGTAAATTGTAAACAGATGTCTTCATCAATGCGTAACCTTATGGAAGCCTATTCCGCTGTCCATAACACCGAAGCTAAAGAAGCATTGACTTCTAGAAGAGATGAGATCACCGAAATGAATCTCTCATCTTTGACTGAATCGGATCTTGACGAGATTGTAGAAAGTGTACTGGAAGAGATGTTCCAGAAGGGTTACTCTATTGACTCTGCACACGCAATCTTCAGTGAGATGTTCGTTGAGTCAAACATCAAGGGAAGACAGGAAAAGATTGACAGACTTTGTGAGTCTCTGAACAAAGCATTTGATGTCATTGACTCCAAGGCATCTACAGTTGCAATGGAAGAGTTTGTAACCTATAGAAATAACAAGAGACTTCAAGAGTCCTGGTCCGCAAGATTCAACCAAGAGAAGAGAGTACAAAGAACTCATAATCAGTTGGTAGCAAAAGAGTCACTGAACGTAAAGACTCTCCTCCTCAAGTTGGTTGAGAAAGCTGACAAGTCATATCTTGAGACAGATATGAAGAAGAGACAAGCCAATAACGAGAAGGCTCGTAAGGACATGGAGAAGATGGGTACTTCCATGAAAAACCCACACTTCGAAGAAGTATCACAAATCCGTAAGAGCTGGGGTGATGCATACGCATCCATCTACGAAAAGAAACTTGACCCCGTAGGTAAGGAAGATGGTGATGTAGATAACGATGGTGATGAGGATTCTTCGGATGAGTATCTGATGAAGCGTCGTAAGGCCATCGGTAAAGCGATGGGTAAGAAAGATATGAAGGAAACCTACACTGTCACCAATGCTGACAAGAAAGGTAACACTAAAGCATATCAGAACTACAAAGCTGGTATGAAAAACAAGAAGACTGGTGAACCCCTGTATAAGGCTGCTGATCACATGAAGGAAGGTGTCCGTGACATGGATCCTAAGAAGGGAACTGCTGAACGTAAGGCACGTCTTGAGAAGAAACGTGGTATGAAACTCGATGATCATCCTCAGTATAAGAAAGAAGAAACTGAAGTAGAGGAAGGTATTGACTTCAAGGGTGCGAAGCGTATCGACGATGCCCGTAGAGCTGCTAGAGAGAAGGTATACAAGAAGTCTCCTTCTACCAAGCAAAAGGACCTGATGAAGGGCAAGTTCCGTCCTGGTGCCTCCGACGAAGAGCGCAGGTCTGGTTATCGTGATATCATGCGTGAGAAAGGCACCCAACCTATTAAAGACGGTAAACCCATGTTCACCAAAGAAGAGATGGACCGTATCGAAGCCATTGTAAATAGCTGGGAAGACTGATAACGTGGTCTGATGGACGTTTTTAAATATTTGAAGAAGGCTGATGCTTTCCTTGCCGAGAACGATGAATCTCAGGCAAGGAAAGATGCTGAACGTGCTGGTGGTGTAACGTCAAAGTTCGGTAAGTATTATAATGATAAAGGTCAGTATGTTGGTAAGGTTGTAGGAGATAAATTTCAACCAGCATCTAAGGATGAACTTCTTGATAGAATGGCAAAGTCTCCTGCAGGACAGGCTGAACCAAAAACACTTTCACAATTTAAGAAAGAAGTTCCACAAGAACCTCAAGCATCTGTTGGTGATCAGATGGGAAGAGTTATTCCTGGTGGACCAACATCTACTGCTGTGGATAGTGGTAATGTAAAAGAGATTGAAAAGGGTTTAATGCGTGGTCGTGGGAACGTCATGAGTCCTGCGAGAAAAGATCAGATCAAACAACAGGCACAAGACATTATTGCTCAGATGAGAGCAGAGAAAGAAGCTGAAGCTGAGGCAGAACTTGCGGGTGAGATAGAAGCACAACAAAAAGAAATAGATGCAGCAAGAGCTGAACAGGAGAAATTAGATAAAGCTCCTAAACCAATCAGTATGAACACTGCATTGAATAGAGTTAAAGAAGATAGAGTCAAAGAGAAGACTGGTGAACTTGACTCATTAATGAAGGATGAACCTTCTCCTGAGAGTGTTGCAGATATTCAAGATACTATGTTAGAACCCAGAAAACTTGCAGGTAAACA